GTTCGTTGGATGGGCTATGGCAAATCATTTCAAGACTTCAAAGTTAATGTTCACATTTCTGGTAGAAAAGGTCCTCAGGGTATCAGAGATGTTTATAATCGGTTGTCCCCTGAGGCAAGAAACACACTTACATTAGAAAATGAGGAATACACACATGGCCTTACAGATTGTTTATCGTTATCTGACCTCGTCCCTACAGTTATGGACATTCACCATAATTGGATACGTGAGGGAGAATATATTTCCGCAAATGATGACCGGGTTAAGATGGTTATTGATAGTTGGCGCGGTGTCAGGCCTACTTTACATTACTCCGTCAGCCGTGAGGACGTACTTGTCGGACATCCCGGATCACAATTACCCTCTCATGGTGCGTTGATTGAAGCAGGACATAGTAAACAGAAACTTAGGGCACATTCCGACTACTATTGGAATGATGCCGTGAACGATTGGGCATTGACATTCATTGATAATTTTGATATGATGTGTGAATCAAAGGCAAAGAATCTTGCCAGCTTTAAATTATACGAAAGATACAAATGTTTGAAAAATTAAAAAACTTATTTAAAAAAGAAGAGGTTAAGCCTGTTGTAGGCACATCAAAGTTGCCTAAGCCTAAGCCTAAACAAACTAAAGCCCCGACAGAGCTATCAGAAAAAGAAAAAGCAACGGCAGCAGGTGAACCATACATTGCTATTACTAAAGTAGAAATCAATCCTGAGAATATCAATGATGGTGCATTTGATTTAGATTTCAATGACAAGTTTGTATTGAATCTTATCAAAGCAGGTTATAGGCAACGTGAAGATGATACAGATGTAATCATAGTTGATAGATGGTTTCAGACAGTATGTCGCAATGTAGCATTAGAGATGTATGAACAGCAGGTAGCTGATCCGGAGAACCGTACAGAAAGCCGTGATGCAAGAGTTATTCGTACAAAAGATTTAGGTAACGGTAGAACAGAGGTAAGTTAAATGGCAACGCTTGGATTTTTGAAATGTTCAATGCCCAACTGTAATAATACAGTTGGTCAACATTCTAAAGCAAAAAATACAAATAAACAAGTATGCTCTGCACACCGCACTCATAAAAAACATGAGGTAGATAACTGGAAAATGCAACAGGGTTGCGCCAATCACAATGGTCATTATGGTTTTCCTTGTGTATGTACAACTATCCTAGAACCCACAACCTTAGAAATAAATCACATTGACGGCAACAATGGGAATCGTAATCCTAATAACATTGAAGTGTTATGCGGTATGTGCCACCCTGTAGTTACTATCCGTAATGGTCATCATTTACAAGCCAGACCGGATCGTAGAACAAAACTAGCAGATACGGGACTTTTTGACTTTGTATAGTGTTGTAAAAATACAACATTTCTATAGTTGACAATAAATGGAAAAGGTGCTATAATTAACTATTAAATCGCACAACGGACTACATTATGGCAGCTATATCATTCAAACTGTTCAAAAACTCATGTGAGGAACGTGGATATACCGATCGGGTTTACGAGGAACAAAACAACTGCGTACTATATACCAACAACGGTGTAAAATGTGAAATTAAAAAGAACCACTATACCGTGGGCTGGCTAGCACGTCCAGAAGATGTTACCGAAATGCGTAAACAAATTCTTGGTCAAGGCTTTACTGAAAAAACAGGTAAACGTTCCGAAAAAAGAAAAGATGCTAAAGACTTTATCAACATCCCCTTTGACGGTGATGTACTTGAAAACTTTTGGGTCATTGTAGGTACGATTGAAGCTATCGAAACTATTGTACGTAAGGTACGTGGGCAGGCCATCAAACCAATTCCACGTGAAGTATCCGAACGTAATATCTTTGAAAAAATTGCTAAACGTTTCAAATACTTTATCGATAGTGAAGATGGATTTGGTTTAGAAAACACTAGGGCATTGCTTGAAGGTGATAGCATTGACCATTTAATTACAATTGGTGAATCAGTAAAACGTACCAAAGAAAATACTTATCGTGAACATATTGTTCCTTGTATTTTAATTTATAATCAAGCGGTTACAATGACTATGGAAAAACGTAGTGTAGCTGAAGTAGCACAAATGATTAAAAACAATTTGGCTATTGTATTGATTACTAATGAGGAAGCTGAATTGCTTGACAATGAACTGGATATGCAAACAAGTATGCCCGAAGGATGGACATTCGGTAATGATGTTTTTGCTCGGTTAACAACTGCCCAAATTCAATTGAAATAAACTAAATAGTAGTATATAATAGACACATGAAATACGCACTCATTGATACAGCAAACACATTCTTCCGTGCCCGTCACATTGCATCACGCAACAGTGATACATGGGAAAAAATCGGGATGGCACTACATCTTACACTTGCATCATGCAATCAAATAGTTCGCAAATTTGGTATTGACCACGTGGTGTTCTGTTTAGAGGGTAGAAGCTGGCGTAAGGACTATTACGAGCCGTATAAGAAAAATCGTGTTGTGGATACGCAAGCACAAACACAAACTGAAAAAGAAGAAAATGAAATGTTCTGGGACACCTATGAAAAGTTCACAACCTTCTTACGAGAGAAAACTAACGTAAGTGTATTACGTGATCCTAAGGCAGAAGCTGATGATTTGATTGCAAGATTTGTGCATTTGCACCCAGAAGATGAACATTTTATTATCAGTAGCGATAGTGATTACATCCAACTGATTACAGAAAATGTAAAACAGTACAATGGAATTACTAATCAATTAATTACACTAGATGGTTATTTTGATGACAAGGGTAAACTTGTTAAGGATAAGAAAACAAGTGAACCAAAACTGTTAGGTGATCCACAATTTATCCTCTTCGAAAAATGTATGCGCGGAGACGCTACAGATAACGTATTCAGTGCTTATCCAGGTGTGCGTAGTAAAGGTAGCAAAAACAAAGTTGGATTGATGGAAGCTTATGCTGACCGCAATAAACAAGGCTATTCGTGGAACAACATGATGTTACAACGCTGGTCTGACCACAATGAAGTAGAACATCGTGTACGTGATGATTATGAACGTAATCGGGTATTGATTGATTTGACTTGTCAACCTGATGATGTTAAATTATCAGTAGATACGAACATTCGTGAGGGTGTACGTACAACTGTTACTCCTCAAGTTGGCATTTATTTTATGAAATTCTGTGGTAAATACGAGTTGACTAAGATTAGTGAACAAGCTGATACATATGCAAAATGGTTAAACAATCCTTATAAGGGAAGTTTAGTATGAGTAACAAAGAAGAAACACAATGGGTTCTTGTAGATTGTGTTAGTACATTTAGAAATCGTTACATGGTTGAAGTGCCCGTGGGTGTTGACAACTATAATAAAGATAAAACATTGTGGGCGTTAGATACAGTAACAATGCAAGAGGCAAAGGAATTCAGCCAGGAGTATCTTGGCGAGCAGATTGTCAGTCATCGTGTAGTTACGTATGATGAGGCTATTGCTTTATCTGATAAGGACAATGATTATACAGTATTATGGGACAATGATACCAAAGTTAAAACCTTTTTTACAACATTGGCTGAACAAGAAAAATGACCTACACAATTCCTGATAAAACTATTAAAACAATACGCAAAGGTAATGTAGATTTTCTTATTCAGAATGGACTCACTATGACACCACGTGCCGGGTTTGAAATTAGCAACGAGTGTCCAAGGCAATATAAGTCAATGATTATGGAAGCGTATAAAAATGGCTGGCTACAGCCCGTAGCATATATGAAAGAATCTGAATACATTTGGGAAAAACTAGGAGAATAAAATGAATAGAGATTACAACAACTTACAATACATTTTAAACAAAACACCAGAAGAATTGCATAAGTGGTGGTACTCATTGGATGATGAGGATCAAGCTTATGCTATGGAAATCATTGTAGAATATCGTAAAATGCTAGATGAACCCCTAGTAGAGGACTTGTCTTTGGCAAGTGACCTATTAAAACAGTTTATGCTATAATGGCAAGTTTAGCAGAATATTTCAAAGCAAACCGATACTTTGGTAAATATAATATCGGTGATCGTGTTATAGGAAAATGGAATAAAATTCCATTCGTTGGTACTGTGGGTAATGACACACTAATTAATGAGGTTGAAGGACCTAGAATTAGTGTGTGTTTGGATTTGCCCATTAAATATAAAGATAATATACATCGTGTTATAATTGTAAAACACAAGGATATAAAACTATTTAAATAAAAGGATAAACATGGATAATGAAAAACTTAAAGAACTTGCTGAAAAATGTATTACTGATGATGGATTTGCAGTAGGTTTACTGGCACAATTATTAATTGATGAATGTGTATTAGCACTTGATAGTGCTGGGAAACCGCATGTACGTACTACATTTGACCAATCACAACATGCATGTAGTATTGTAGAAGCAAAGAAAGCAATTACAAAACATTTTGGTCTTGAATGAATAAAATATCTACTCCTACTCCCTTGCTTAATTATACCTTAAGGTATAATATGTTAAAGGATGCTATGGAATTGTCAAAAGTCCGAGATATTGCTACGGCTAAAGATATAGAAAAAGAAAAGATAGTAACAGCACAATCAACTAGACGATTAGACCAGGACAGAGATTTCCAACAACATGTTGAAGAAATTAAACGGTATGAATCACTAAAACTTACCCGAGAATACCAAGAGTACCAATATCTATATAATTTAGGTACAAAGGTTGACATGTACATTTAAACATAGTATACTTACACAGAGGAAACACATATGACAAAAACACTAATTGCAAAACCCGTAGTTAAAAATCAATTTTGGATAGTTACTAATGGCAAAGAAAAAGTAGGTAACGTATTAGCTGACGGTTCGGGATTTGAAGTAAGATTACATGGTAATAAAAGCCATTACAAAAACACTTCAGCCATCAAACGTAAGACAAATATTGAATTTGAAACTGTACAAAAAGTAGATAAAACTACACATGACTTGCCCTTTAAGGTATATCCTACAACAGGAAAAGTCTTTAATAGCATGTTAGATATCAAACGTAAATTACATTTGTTTACTACAGGGCCCAAAAGTAAATGCTATCATGCAGCCGGTTGGTTTGTAATTCAACAAGGTAGTGAGAAAGAAACAGTTTTTTGCCCTAAATATATTTTTATTCAGCGTTATCCTTATCAAGGACCTTATAAAACTGAAATTGAGGCTAAAAAAACGATAAATAGTTAATGTTACATATAAAACGATTTATAGACAAAGTATCCATGATGGAGACCAGACAGGGAAAAGATGTTGTAATTCCTATCAGTGAGGCTCGGATATTGCGTGATGAATTGAGTAAATTAATTATTGATAACTATGAGTTATCACAAAATAAGGTTGTAGCAGAACCTGTATTTCAAATAGAATTAAACGGTGGTAGATTTTAATGTCTAGGACACAACCTAAAGTCTTAATTGAACTAGTAGACAAAGTAACATACAAATGTGACCAGATTGTAGAAGCTTCTGGCATATGGGCTGTGTTCTATGAGGGTCAACCTATTAATCTAAAAAGTCAGCATTATTTAGATAGCGAAGCGACACCTAAGTATAAAAAAACTAGTTTTAGTAATCCAGGACACGCACGTAATTTGTGTCGTAAACTAAACCTACAATTTAAAACAGATAAGTTTACAGTAGTGTTTATGAATTCAGGTAGAGTTGTCTACCCAGATGAGTAAACGTAAGACCCTTAAAGAAACTATTACAGAAGTTGTATTGGCTCAACTTCCTGATTCCCTAAAACAAGATAAAACTATCCCAGTAGATAAGCTACTATTCAAGTGGTGGATGACTGGGCGCCAAGATGGACTACGTTTAACTGATGTAGGTGATTTAGCATTCAGAATGGCAGAAATAGAATTCTATCAATATGAGTTAAAATTACAACCAGAAACTCAATATCATGCTTATATATTAGAACTTAATAAAAAAATCAAATGCCCCTATTATATGGGGGTAAATAAAGATGGAAAGAAAAGCTTTCCCTATATAAGATTTTATGATAGCAAAATAGCTATGTTGGTCAGCTTGTATGGAAATGTAAATGAATATTTAGATAGCATAAAGGTAAAAAAATGACAGAAAAGAAAAACCCAAATCCATTCATTAATTTAGCTAACGAAGCTAAAAAGAAAAATACACCAATGTTAACAGGTAAAAAATCTGAACAGAAAGTCCCAAAGCCTAATAAAGGTTTTGGAGGTGCAAGTGTTGTTCGTAGAACGGGTAGGGGTGGTTAATACCACTCTCCTTCATTACGCATACGTTTAATGAAGGTTAGATAGGTGCTACATACTCCGTAGCATCTTAATTGCACAGTGCTAAACAATGCTCTGTCTTTTATTTCAGGTAAAACAACAATGCTAGTATCATTTACCGGAACTGTTCCGGGTGTCCATAACCTATTGCTACTGGTTAATGCATTTACATTAGAATTGGGTTGATAGAAATAGTTGGGATATTGTCTTAATGATTGTGTAGTGAACCAATCATATGTTTCCTGATTTCCGCATTTAATCCAAAAGCGATTACCCTGTAAATATTTGTCAGTTACCGAGATAGGTGCTTCTTCTGGACCTACACAAAGAGTACTATCTATTCTCCAAACGTCAACCATACAAGCAAAACCGTTATTAAATGATTTTCCTATTTGGTCAGGTGTGTTGGCATATTCGTAGTTTTGCCCGTCGTAAATTCCCTGATAAGATATATATAACATAGTAGTATTTATGTCAACGAAATACATAGCTACCGCGTTATATATATGTAGACAATAAAAATCTACTTCATTAACTTAAAGGAATCTTAAAATGAAAACATTAGCAATCGTAATCCTATCAGCATTGTCATTGACAGCATTTGCCCAGACTGCAACCCCTGCCGCTAAGCCAGCAACACCTGCTTCGGCTGCTACAGCACCGGCTGCACCTGCTAAAGCTGAAGCGCCAAAAGAAGAAATGAAATTGGCTAAGAAAAAGGATGCTCCCAAGGCAGACACAAAAAGTGATGCCAAGCCTGCTAGTCCTGCAAAAGCCGACGATAAAAAAGCCGAAACTTCTAAGAAGTAATCCATACAGACTCATCGCAATTAGAACCTGGGGACTTGATCCAAATCAGGTTCTAGTTAGTGATGAGGATATATTAGTTAATTCCCGTCGTATTATATTAAAGATTGAAACCTCTTTAAAAGACGATGAGGAATTGGATGATTATATTAAGTTAAGATTGTTTCTAGCCAGAGAATTAGCTATGTCAAAATATAGAGAAATCTATCAGACGGCATAAATATATATGAAGTTAGGGGTTCTTCATAAAAACCCAATTTTAAACACACACATAGGAGATATAAAATGTTTAACACAGCAACTTACGCCTTTATTGACGGCGTTTCAGACTTTAAAAAGAAATTCGTAGAACAAACAGTTCAACACGAAGGCATCAAAACAGCAATGAATACATTTGTTGATGCACAATCAAAATA